CAAGCCGCCCAAGCCGTGAATCCAATGAACCGCCAGGCCCAGCTACAAGCTGCTGAACAAGCCGCTATGGGGGGTCAGCAACAACCGCAACAAATGGCTCCCCAGCAGGGTCAGAGCCAGCCCGTACCCCCTCAGCTGCTTCAGCGTCTTTTAATGATGCTTCGGGGCGGCGGGCAGTAATCCGTCGTCGGGACAAAGAAAAGCCCCCTATAGGGGGCTTTTTAGTCTTTGCAGATCGCCCTGGGAGACGTTTAATTTCGGAGTTAATACTAGGGTAACCCCCTAAAACCGCTCGATCGTTTTGACTCCAACAGTCTCTAGGTGGTCTATTCTCTCAGATAGTGTAAACAGTGGTAAATGCCCCAACTTGCCATTACACCTCACGCACCGTTCTACTACAACCATAGTCCTGTCGTCCGATACACGGCCTCTGTAGAATCTCGGTGGGCAATGGTCGCGAGAACCAGCTAGTTCCCCGCAATAGTAGCAGGTACGACAGCCAGGGTCTAACCTTACCCATCCCGTAGGTATGAACGGCGGTTTCTTTTGAGTCCAGCGTCCCATACGAGTCCTAATACAGCATAATGATCACTAGGCAGAATATCGGCGGCGCGAACAGTAATCCCAATGGTCCCATGTAGAGGAACGGGAGAATGCTAAGACCAATTGCCAGCATCCAGTCTAGTAGGTCTTTCATACCTTGTCTCCTGCTGCTGCGATCATGGCGCGGTAAATGACTGATGTTCGCGCTTGAGTCAGAACGCTGTGTCTGGCAACATCCCCTGCATCTAGCATTTCCGGCGTCGGCTCAATCGGCACCAGCGCATAACCGGGCGGCACTGCGTCGGCAGACTCGGCGATGATGCTAAGAAATTGCCCATCCTCATCCTGACGGGAGACGCAGACAATTTGCCCCGCCTCATTCTTCGACACGACGATTCCACCTTCTGGCTGCGCTGGTGGGGCGACGATAGCGGCAAGAGCGGCCACGATTTCCGATAACAGGTGACTTGCGGCTTCTCGCATCTTGTATCCGCCAACTCCGTCATAGGAGCGCCTGCTCCCGTAGGAGACGTGATCGATGGCGCGGGTTAGAAGCTGTTCAAGCGTCTTGGCGCGGACTCGCCACGCCACCGGCTCCTGCTGTGCATCGGCTGGCTGTGCTTCCAGAACGGCGCGTTCAATGGCGATGCAAATCCTGACCACCTCACCAAGCCTATCACCCCATCCCTGGGAAGACCATGCTTCAATGCGGTCATTACGTTGCTCATCCGTAAGCGGCACGAGCTGTGCTGCTGCGACAAAAAGAGGATCGGCTGGCGTATCTGGCCGTAGGTCACCTCTGTTAGTCTGGTAATCCCAGTCATGCAACTTGGTGGACCACTGCCGCCACGCTGCCGGTGCTTGCTGTGCTGCTGGAGCGGCATAAAGCGGCTCGGCTGATTCGTCACCGTCAGCGAGTGGCACTTCTTCCACCGAGTCATATAGCCGACCCGTCTTACTGTGACGCCACGCCACCGGCTGCGCCTCGGCGGGCTGTGCTGCCAGTGCTGCGCGCAGGGCGGATACAACAAGTGCCTTGCCTGGGCTTGGTGGCATTTCAGTCAATACGTCCAACGTCGAGCGCAGCGTCTCGCGCTCTATCGTGATCTTCATGTCAGTACCCCCTCATCCACTCTGTTGTACCCCAGAGCAGCATCAGAGCGATAAGTACGGCCAATACAAAGTCCAGCAGCTTCTCCAACCGTGACGGTCGGGGAAGTCGAAACATGTGCTTGGGCGGCTTAAGATAGTTGAGGTCGGTCGGTTTCATGGGAATTTCCTCACGTCAGGATCTTGGTTGGTATAGCCTGGACCTGGGTTTGTATCCCCGAAGTCCAGCATGGTCTCCTCGTTGCGCTCAAGAAGCTCAATGTACTTGTCCAGGAAGTGTCGGGCCTTCTTCAGGTCCTCCATGCCATTCTTCTTCCTGGCCCGGGCAACATACTTGGTGATCTGCCCCTCAAAGTAGTTCAGATCGTTCGCGTGCACCCAATCCCAATGTTCGATCTTGGTCTTGTAGTGGGTGCCCCCAACTTGTATTTTGTTCGCGTTGCTCATTTGACTCTCCTACGGAGCCACTGCTCGCATGCAATTCCGATGGGTCGATCCGCAATCGTCTGGGCGTACTGGATAGCCCTCAGAGTGTCCCCGGCTTTGTGGTGGGACCACGCCTTGTCCAAGGGTATAGCTACATGGTTGAAATACCCACATGTGTACCCCTCAAACGAGTCCTTACCCAGATCGCCCATGAACTCGTTACACTCCACGGTGAACGCCTCGGCCCAACTGGCGCTCTTGATAAGCGGTACGGTCTTGTCCGCATAGATGTGGTATGCGTCGTAGTCAAGCTCGGTCACCGCGTTGTCGACCAAGTCAAAGTGTCGCTCGTACACGTGCCAGTTGTTACTGACTTGAGTATACGTCCCGACCCGATAGCCAGCCGCCAGAGCTACATACTCCAGCAAGTAGGACATGTGAACAGCGTTGGCCCCGTAGCAGCCCCAGATGATATCGTTGGAGCGGTTGAGGACCGTCATGTGTACGGCCCCACTCTTGACCCGGAAGTAGATATGCGTATTGCACGGAACGTCCTTGGACTTGCTTGCGTTCTCCATATCGAACATTGGGTCCCACATACTGACTACCGCACGGCGTGTAGTCGGGTCGTTCCTCAGCTGCTCGATGACCTCGGCAATTTGATCGAAGTCGAACTGATTACGCCACCGGAACCCGTATGCACCGTTCAAGGTAACCCCATCATCGGAGAAATCGCCCATGTTGCTTGCGTAGCGCTGCACAGATTTCACATCCTTGCGTCCCGCCAGCATCCAAAGAGCCTCGACGACATGAAAGAACGGGTTTGCGTCCCGCTTGGAGTCGAACAACATGCGCTCCGTGGGTCGCTCGTAGACTGTAGCCACAGGCGTTGGGGCTACCCGCACCTTTCCGTTCCGAGATTGCTCTGTCTCCCCGGACACCTTCATGTACCAGAGAGCGTTGAGATAAGTGTCGTTGACATTACGACCGCGAATTACGTACATTTGACTTCCTTCAAGAGTTGGTTAAGTTCCAGTTTGATGCGGCGGGCCGTGTCCCCCCTCCAAGGGACAGCATTGGTGAGAAAGCGTAGAACGACGTCGTCTGCAGGGTCTACCCCGTAGCAGTCGGTGATTTTGTTGAGATCCAGCATAGCCATGACGTAGGGCTTGGCATAGATTTGGTACCCTTTCGGTTGGGTCGGCCCCCAATCCGTTAGGATTTCAGCTGCTATCTTGTTGAGTGGTCGGGGCATAGATTACTCCAAGGTTGAAACCTATTATAGCGCGGTCGGTCTCTTGAGTAAAGCTGTATCGTATGGCCGGGGGTAGCGGTTCGGCGGGTTTCGCCTACCCCTAAACATAGCGATTCCAGGCCCCTGGCAGGGCCTGGGAGCGGTCGATTTACCGGGCCGGTAGGGTAGGCGCGGCGGGGACGTATAACGCCTTAGGGCGACCCCCATAATACTTTGTACGCACGTACTTGCTGAACTCGCAGAGGCAGTTCTGCGTATTCTGGGCGCATAAATGAATACCTGCTTCCTCTGCTAGCTTGTCACGTACAACGTTGACCTCTTCACGAAACTGCTTCTCCGTCAGCGTCTTGGTAGGCGGTCGCTCATGTAGGTAGTTCAATCCTGCAGTGGAGCCAGGGCCAATGGCGCACCAGGTATCCCAGTCAGAAGCGTCCATCAGCAAGGGGCTGAACTTCAGGTCTGCTATGACCTGAGCCGATAGGAATGTTCCGATGCCTGGGCTCTTGATCTTTTCGCAGGCTTGCTCAAGAGTGTCAGCTTTCGTGATTGGGTTCTTCTGGAGCTTGAGATAGGCCCCATCGAGTACCCGTGCGATGATAACCTCCTTGGTCTCACCACCCTCGGAGTAACCACCGGTAATCATGTATGCTTGCGTCCAAACCTTAAGCTTGCGAGCCTTGCGATCCATGATCGTCTTGATGAAGTGGGTTGAGCTCCACCGCTCAGGATAACCCATATCGGCCAACGTCTCAGGACGATTGACCATACGGGCCACAACAATGGCGAACGCAACTGAATCCTCGTCGCGGTGGGGCATCATCCAGTTCTCGTGAATCCACTTGGTGACAACGTCATCCTCTCGGTACACGTTACAGAAGCGGTACTGGTCCAGTATTGGGTCGGTGGTCCATGGTCGGGGTAACCCAAGCTCTTTCTGAACGCGGATTTCCTCACGCTCTCTGATCCAGAATATCAGGTCTTCAAAGTGTTTCATTGCATAACTCCTAGGATGTTGAGAATCTGGGGCAACATCGGCTCTTGGTACTTCAGCACCGCGGTCTTGTGCCCCAGACGTTCGACCTTGAGCTGTAGAGCTGCAATGGTATTGAACTTGTCTACGGTCAGTTCGGGGTTGAACTTGTTCTTGGTATTGTTCTCAGCCCGGCGCTGGACTACCCGCTCAAGGCAGACTATCAGCGGGGTGTCGAGGAACGTGTAGATGTAGTCGTCCCCGTACTGCTTGGAGTCTACCCCCATCGCACCATAGTAGGTCGATTGTAGAAGCCCCTCGTGGATTACGTGACCCACGGAGTGGTAGAACTTGACCATTTCCATAGCCTTGGCCGCAGAGGGTACGGTATCCATGCCTCCGCAGTTGTTCTTGTACGACCCCAAAACGACAATTGGCTCGTTGACTCCGCTGAGGGAGCAAACATACGCCTCTGGCTTCCCCGGCGTCGGCTCGACCATGTCGATGTTGACCGCGGCCAGCATAACCTGCCGAGCAGCTGTCGTCTTGCCGGCGCCAGAGCAGCCGTGGATTTTGATAATCCTGTGGTTCATACCGCCTCCATCAAAAAGTATTGGGCCCCTCCCCCAACGGTCCAGTTGACCACCTTGTACCCGTAGGTCTCACGCATGTAACCGTCGAACAGCTGGTGATAGTTCTCCCGCGTTGGCTTGACACCAAACCACTTCTCGTAGATGGGCCAATGATTGGCGAGGTGGATCCAGTAGTAACCCACATCGGTGATTTCCCAGTAGCGTGGCTTGGCGTCTGCGACCCGGCGCAGCAATTTCGCACGCTTCGGCTCCCGCCACATCTTGGGTAGGGTATTGGAAGGGAAGTCCATGAAGACCAAGTCAATACCCGTGAAGTCCCACTTGGGGTCATACATATCCCCCAACATGAATTTGACCTCAGGAAGAAGGTATGCCTTCTCGCAGGAGGGGTCCAATTCAATGGTCTCCCACGTATCCCATTCGATCACGGGTTTCAGCGCTGCGGGGATCAGACCAATACCGCCGCAGAACTCCAGTACTTCCAACTTCTTGGGTACGTCCCGGAGCAGGTCACAGACCTGGTTGAGATAGTTGGCCGTAGCCCCAGGCTGTTTCAGCAGGTAGTACAGCGGATGACCCCCGTCAAGCAGCTTCGGGTCTGGGGCGACCCCTTCAGGCAGGGGAATCTGCAGGGTGGAGTCTTTGAGTTTGAGTTCGATGTTCATCATTTCTTCCAGGTTGGCTTTTCACGGTGGGAATACTGAACCTTGGTAATGTCGACTTGCATCAGCACTGCCTCGGTAACGCTGAGAGGGTACGGGGTCATCGCACCCTCTGGTATCGGCGGGATAGCTTGTAGCCGATTCATTGAGCGATCCATACCATGACGGTACTGCTGAACCGCGTGACGACCGAACCTGTATTCGTGCTCGTCAATGATATCCATCCCGTAGTTCCACAGGTGGACGTAGTTGTCTTGTGTCTCCCCCGCCCAAGGGGTCCAGAGGTTGTCCAGGGCCGGTACAACAGTCTGTACGACCCCCTTGCGCTCTGCCTCGGGGAACGTAGACCACACCGCCAGAAGTACTTGGGAAATCTCAATGGGCATACGGATCACGTCGGAGTCCGTAAGCCATTGGACAGCCTCTTCTGGGTCGTCTGATAAGAAGTAGATGCGGCTCATTCTTGGGCCCACCCTATGTAGTTCATAACTTGATTCACGGTTTCCTTGCACACGATATGGCCCCCGGCCGACATCTGGATGCACGTATCGCCGTCTTCATCGTCTACAACGAATACGATCTGAGCCACGTTAATAAATATGGGCTTCTCAGTTGTTAGCCCCGTAACCTGTAAAAACTTGGTCATTCTTCGTCTCCCCCAAATACTTCGTTCCATTCCTCAGGGGTGGAGCCGCTGATCAGGAACTCACGTTGGTCAGCGTTGAGCATCGGCAGAGCCTTTTGAATGACCCTACCGCTGATTTTCCACTCGTTGATCTGCTCCGGGGTTACGGGCAAATCCATTTGATTGATCTTGCCGGTAATGACGGAGCGCATCGAAAAAAGCATAAGATTCTCCAGTAGTTGAAACCTAATTATAGCCCGAGTCGTCGCTTGGCGTAAAGGATTAACGTGGTCGACCCAATCGAAATCTATTTAACTCAGGAAATAGCGGCCTCAAATTACTGTAGTGAAACAACGCAATTAGTTCGTCTAGGGAACTTGCCGTATACAGCGGAATTTTATGGTCAAACTCCCAACGCCTGATCTTCCAGTTCATTCCCCCAACAAACTGGCTCTCTATATGGGAAATCCAAAGTTCTGTCGACCCTCCTAGGGCAATTCTAGTCTTTATTGACACCCCAGGGTGGTTCTTCCTGAGTATCTCGTATATCCTGCGCCGCTGACTTTCCATTATTAGGAACTCAGGATCGTCCTTCAATCTTGCTTTTCTTTCTGTAATTTGCGTATACATCTTTTTCCTAGCTTCTGGGGTCATACTCTAAGTCTCCTTTTTGCGTAAAGAATCAGGGCTTGATCCACATCCTCCTGATTGGAGTCCTTTCGCGCCAAACCCTCGATCATGAGCTCATCCGTAGTATTCCGAGCCATAATGAAATGGTTCCTCACGGTAGATGATTTTTGCCCTTGCCTCCAAACTCGCGCTATCGCCTGAAGCCAAAGTTCTAGGTCTAGCCCTGTACCGTACCAGCAAATGTCCGAACATGCCTCCTGGAGGTTGAGTCCATGCCCAGCGGACTTCGGGTGCCCAATCAGAACTGGTATCTTCCCCTCGTTGAAATCTCGGACAACTTTGTTGATGTCCTTGGAGCCGGTAACATTTATGGCTTGTGGGAAACGCTCCATTATGCGTTGCCCATCGGCTATGAACTCGTACATCAGAAGCAGGGGTCGGCCCTGCATTTCTTCGATCAAGTTCTCCAGCGCTTTCAGCTTCTCGTCGTGGATCAATAACGGTGTACCCTTGTTCTCTTGAGAGTAGATAAAGCCGTTGCTTATTTGTCGACATTTGATTCCTAGTGACGCCTTGTTAAAAGCAGGTATGGTTTCGTCAAGTACGCTGATCAGGAAGTCCCGCTCAAAGTCGTCGTACTGCTTCCGCACGGAGGTGGGAAGATCAACGTAGATCGGATTGGGGATCAACTCAGGCATTTCAAGATGGTCCTTGGCCTTCATACGCAAGAGCAGATTACCTATGCGCTCATAGATTTTCTCTGCCGACCCCGGCCTCATGTTGTAGCTATATGGGGTCCACGGGTCTGCAGTCATATACATCTGACGGAAGTGTGTAATATACTCCCCAAGAGCCCGACCATCATCGAGGAAGTAGCACTGACCGAACAGTTGCTGTAACCCGTTGGGGCTGGGCGTACCTGTGGCAATGCTACGGTGGCTATAGTACTTGAAGCAGGGCTTTAGCATCTTGAACCGCTCGGTCTGGGCGTCAGCGAATCTCGTGGACTCATCGGCCAGAATCATATCGAAGCCCCAAGGATTACCTGGATCAGCCTTGATGCCCTTCTCCTTCTTGGGGTTGATAATCTTGTAGAGCGACTCAGGGTTGATGACGTACACCTCAAACTTCTTCTTGAGCAGTTCTATACGTTGCTCGTCTGTACGCTCCGTCAGGTCGCAGATACGCAGATGGTTGAAATCCCTCCACTTCTGCGCCTCGACCGGCCACACTGTCTGGGCTACACGCATGGGGGCCACTACCAGCACACGCTTGATCTCCTTGCGCTCCAGAAGCACGCTGATATAGGCCAGGTAAGTTGATGTCTTACCCAGCCCTGGATCAAGCAGCAGACCCGACCGCTCCCGCTCAAGCGAAAACTGAAGAGCCTCAAGCTGATAGGGTCGGGGTGTCCAAGGGACCGCGTTGGTAGTCATTGAGATCAATCTTTGGTGGGAGGAACTGAAGATACTCAGGAAACGCCGCTAGCTGTGCATGCTTTTCAGCAATGTCATCACCAATAACGTGAGTCTTAGTAATGAAGTACCCCTTGAGCATACATAGGACCGTCTCTGCCTCGGGGAAGCTACAGTTACGATCTGGACAACCAGGGGCTGGCAGATCGTGAATTGCGTCCTTGACGTAAGCCAGAACTCGTACAAGAGGCTCATCCGGCCAGAGGGTAGCTGCGCACTTGCGAGGTTCGTCAGGCATGTACTTCGCTGCCTCAGCGAGTGTCAAGTATACCGGCAGGCCCAGACCGCGATCAAGCAGGTCCATTGCCTTCCACGCGAAGTAGGGGCCAATCTCGCAGCCGATGAAGTTGCGCTTGATATTCGTCATCATGGCTTCGTACTCAGGCCGCTGCAAAGCCACCCATACACTTAGGGGTAAACCCTTAGCCTTGATACGTTTCGTGGCTTGGAACCCCTTGTCGCTGCGATAGTGTCGGCGCTCAGTTCCGCGCTTCACCTTGTCGTAGGTGTTCAGGGTGTAGTCCCAAAATTCCTCGTTGGAGTAGCTCGCAGCTTGGATAGCCTCTCCAGCATGGTAGAACATGAAGAAGTGAAGGGCGAACCGACAAGCCCAATCGTATCCCTTGTTCTCTGCCTTCCCCGCCGTGTAGAGGAAGTCGTACATCGGATCAAGATCGTGCGTTAGCACGGTCTCACGAGCGAAGTCTTGCCAAGTCGTTATGTTCTTTGTCAACTGAATCTCTCCATTGGGTTACTGCTGAAATCATGTACTCAAGGGTGTCGGACCATCCAGCGGTGAATCCGTCACGCTCTAGCTTGTCTAGGGTGTAGAGTTGTAATTGGGTTGGCTTCTCCCCCTTTCGTTTGAGTTCGATGAACATGACCCGACCCCGGTACATGAGGGTACGGTCGGGCCAGCTGGCCTCGCTGGCCAACCTGAGTTTCTTGCACTGTACCCCGATAGAGAGGCAGTACGCAAGAAACTTCTCCTCAACCTTGCGCTCTAATAGAGGCATGGTCCCCCCTTGGCCTTGGCGTAGGGGCACCAACGGCAGGCGTTCCCCGGCTTGGGGTCGTAGTCGTTGTCAGCGAACATCGTTTCGGCCTGACCGTGCCACTTGTCGATCATCTTGGGGAGCATTGGACGAATAATGCTCCCCTCCATACCTTCGTGGCCGGTATCCATGTAGACCGCGCTGGTCTCGACTCTCTTAACCTCTGGGTACAATTGAAGCCCCATGATGCCGTAGAGTTCAAGCTGGTCCCGGTGCTCGTCGTACATCTGCCCGCTCTTGTAGTCCTTGGCGTACAACACTCCATCGAGTACGTAGTGGAGGTCAATAATGGCCTTGATCCACGTATTCCCTGCCTCGACCTCTGTTGGCTTCCAATCTTTGTCCAGAAGCCAGACTGCCTCTGCACTTGCCCCCAAGCCCTTATAGAGCAACAGCGATGGACCGATCTTCTTGATCTCGTTGGGGACAAAGTCAATCTCCCCTGTCACGAAATCCTCAGCCATCTTGTGCATCCGAGTACCCCTTGACATCGCCGGACTTGCGTCCCAGGGAATGTTGTCGATGTATGAAAACTTCCACTTGGCCGGACAACTCTTATAGGTTGAGATGCTGGAGTAGCTCCAGCGGGTCGGTTTGCGTTCGATAGGTTCGCTCATATCATTCTTTCATTTTTGCCAATAAAGCAACGTAGTTTGTAGACTCGTTGCACGTATGCTGGGTTGCTCCGTCGTGTAGTACGTAGCGACCCCCAATCTTTTTCCAATTCAAGAATCTCTTACCACATTTGTTGCAAGTAGGGAGTTGTCTTCCAAAGTTCGCCCTTGGTCCCCTACACCATTCTTCGTAGTCCAATCCATCTATTAAACTATCCCAAGCGTCCGCTTCATGATTGAATATATCGCTCATGACGGTTCCTCTGAGGTTAGCTCGTGCCAGTTATATCCGTACTCCATCTCAACAATGAAGGGGACGTCAAAGCCCGGTAGTCCTTCCATGGCCTGGGCAAGGGCCATCATTTCTGCGTGGAGCGATTCTAGCTTCACGCTTGTTACGTTCTCATCGTGTACCGTCATCAGGAACCGACCGTAGTGGGGATTCTTATGGTACTCGATAATTGACTGCTTCGTCTGGTCAGCCGCTGTACCTTGGATCAGGTGATTTACCAGCTTATAGTTGAACGACCAGACCGAGCCATCCTCGTTATGCTTGGCGGGTTCTACAGGTATGATACGACCGCCCCACGTCTTGACCTCCGACCGGGCTGAGACTAAGTCCTGGAAGTCCTGCAATCCGACCATCGCCTTGAGGTAGGCCATCTTGATCTGACGCCCCTCGGCCATGGGAACCCCAAGCTGCTCGCTGAGGGAGCCAACGCCCGCGCCATAGATTAGGGAAAACCCTGTAATCTTGGCCTGCTTACGCTGCAGCTTGAGGTGGGATACCCTCTCCACCAATTCCACGGCTACTTGGTGGAAATCAGCTCTCGGATCGTTGCGGTAAACTTCAAGAGCTTTGCCCTCAGCGAAGTGAGCCAAGAGGCGCATTTCTTGACCATTGTAGTCGGCTGCGAGAATGACTTCTCCGGGGTCAGGAAGAATATACACCCGCATGTAGGGCAACGGAAGGAACCCGGAAAGGATGCCGGTGTAATCAAATTCGAATTCGGTTGGGACGTTTTGAAGGTTGGGAGTTGAGCACGATAGACGACCAGTTCGGGTTCCGTAGTGGTCGCTACGTACACTATTCCACGACGGATGAAGATGACCATCGCGCGCTGATAGGGCGACCCACGGGCGCATAAATGTACCAAGGAGAGTCTTGCAGGCGCCTCTGTACTGTAGGAGGTCGAGGAGTGGTTGGTCATCTTGTATGGCCTCCATCAGTGCGTCTTGGGAAGTGGACAGACGACCCGTAGGGGTCAGACGTAGGGTATACCCTGACGCCGTGAGAGCCTTAGCCATCTGGGCAGGGGTGTCGATCTGGTCGGTCCCTAGCTTAGCTCGTATGAGAGACTCGCACTGCTCTAGCATACCTTCAAACACCGGTATGTCTCGCATCAGCCGCTCTCGGTCAATGCGGACCCCTACACGCTCTGCCTCGTACAGAATTGGGGCTAACTCCAGTTCTCGTATGTACGCCACTTCCATGTTACGTTGGAGCATCTTGTCATACAGCAAGTCAAAGAGCTTGCCGGTACGCTCGACGTCACCGTTACAGTAGCGACCCACTAGATCGCCTGGAGCCCTTGATATAGACCCGCCCCACTCTTTGCTATTGGCGGGAACGACATGATTCGCTATCAGCCAATCCTTGACCTCTTCCTGCTCGTCGGGAGGCATACCGAGTAGTCGTTCAGAAGCTGGCTTGAGCCCGGTCGGGAGCAGGGGATTATCCAGGTAAACGAGATACATCGTGTCGTGCCAACGCTTGGGCCAAGCAAATCCCCAATGCTGGATTGCTACCCCGATGTCGAACTTGCCGTGGTGGAAGCAAAGCTCGTGGTCCCATACGTAGGCCAGCGCCTCAATCGCGTCTGACTCTATACAGTTGTTCTTGGTGGGGTGGCCGAACGCATAGTATCTTGGAGGCGCGTCGTCAATCTGAATTGATACCCCCACGGGCTTGGGGGCTATACCTGAACCGAACTCAATTGCCTCTGTCTCAAAGTCAACTTTTGTTACCATGATTACCTTAAAGGTTGTAACCTCTATTATAACGGGAAACGGCCCACAAGGGGCCGTTTTCTATTGAGTAGGTTGGGGCTACGTCAGAACTTCTTGCTACGCGGCGCTGGCGCTGCTTCCTCTTCCTGCACCGGGTACGGTTGGAACATCTTCTGCTCCCCAGCCAGGTGCTTGGCCAAGATATGCTGAAGAACGTCCTCATCCTCGATCTTCTCCAGGACCTTCCAATGCACTTGGAACAGGAACGTTGGGTGAGGCTTGACGGAGAGTTCACAGATGACGCCAAACGGTGGAGTGCCAAGAGCCTGTACGCATTGGTTGACGAACAAGCTGAAGTTCTTGATCGACGTCACCGGAATCTTGCACATAACGATGTTGGCCTTGCGGATAGCCTCTGGTCCCTTGTCGAGAACGTCCGCCGTCATGATGGCGATTCGCCGGCTGTTCTTGCACGCCTTGCCTCGACCACCGTCTGGGTCGGATGCCCACTCGTTGTTCGGGCAGGTGGCGCAGTCAGCGTTCTGCGGTTCTGGGGCGTCCGGGTGGGGGGCCAAGTCCTCCTCGTCACGACCGAATGCGTAGCACATCGGAGAGGCTGGCTTGTTGGGGTTGTACTTCTCCTTAAAGATGGCGTTCTCCAGTAGGAAGTCCACGACCACGACCTTGAGGACGTTGCCGGGGATAGGTACATCGTCGTAAGACATGTTACCCCCCTTGAACGAGAGGAACCCACCTTTGGGGGCTTCGCTACTGGCCGCTTGTTTGGTGACGGCGGCCATCTTGTCGCGCCAGGTGACGACTGCAGTTCCGGGCTCTGCTGCTTTGGTTTCTTTGGTAGCCATGTTAGTCCTTGGTTACGGTAACGGTTGTACGTGTCGATTTCTCAACACCGGGTAGGTCCACGCCGTTGTCCCAGCGTGCTTTGACTGCGGAGTCGGTCACGCGCTTTTGGAGCATGTCAACTTCGCCAGTTTGTCTGATGTGGTCCAGGAATGCGGGCCAGTCGGTGACCAGCGGAACTTCCTTGGGCTTGGCGTGGCTGGTATAGCCATCAACGCTGTAGGTTGTCAACCCTGCGGCTGTCATTTCTTTCTGGATTTCATACAGGATGTCTTTTTCCTGTTGCTCCAGTGTGTCCACTTCTTTCTGTAGCTTGAGGCGTTGCGCCCGAAGCTCGAACACTTGCTTGAGATCATGCATCTTGGTTCCTAGTTACAATCCTCGTAGGAGGCGTTAAAGGGGTCGGCGGGTACTACCCTACCGACCCCCCTCCGAAAACGTCTCCCAGGCCCTGTGCAGGGCCTGGAATCCGCCTGTTTACTTACTTCCGGCGACGGGCGGCTTTCGGCGGGTTTGCCTCGGTCGTTGCCGCATCAGCTCCGTCGACAGCTGCTTTCTGTGCACCTTCGGTCGCCGCACCATCGCCGGCATCCGCACCGTTTGGGTTGTCGCCCTCGTCACCCTCCTTGGCTTTCTTGGGCTTGTAGTACGACTTGCGCTCGGTCACGGTCGTGTCGAATGCGTAGTCGTCGGGGAAGGCAACACTGACCTCGGCGTCGTGTCCGACCACACCGGGGACGTAGAAGCTGGTGTTGTTGATCAGGATGTACGTATACTCCTTGCCGCGTCCACCGGTCGTTGCGGCTTCGCAAGCCACACCGTTGACGTTCACGTTGAAGCGTGGCGCCTTGACGGGGAACGGGTACTTGAGCAGGGGATGCTCGACGCCATCGAAAGTGGCGGTCAGCTTGGGGGCACGCGGCTTCGGTGCGGCCTTGGGCGGGTTGGCTTCGGTCGTCGTGGTTTCCGTGGCCGTTGCGGTTTCGTCTGTCATGAGTAGCTCCTATCTATGCCCTGAGGGCGGGGGTGAAAGCGGGAGGATTCCCGCAGACTCTATTATAAACTGCCCAGCGAAGGGCAGTCTATACATATTTTCTACTGTCCGGTGATATAGTCCCTCGCTGTCTCGTTTAGGCCCCAAGTTTCGTCAATTTCCAACTTGGGCATGACGTAGACACCGCGTCGGGTAAACGCGCCGCAGTCTCGGTTGAACCAGACAACCTTGTCCTCATCGTTAACGTCGCCGACAGTGCGGGACTGCTCATTGACGTTGACAACGGCAGTGCCGCACACCTCATGGAGGTCGCCCCTCCACGATTCTTTGGTGTCCCTGTTGTGAAGTACGCAGCCGGTGATGAGACAATTAGACATTTTGGAACCCCAGGATGTAAGTGTTGTACGCCATAAGCGACTTGGACGAATCGGGGTAGTCATTGGCGGTAAGCCATTGGCTGTAGTTCAACGGTTCGCGCTTCATCTTGGGCTCTTTCTTGCCCAACAAGGCGAGCAGTTGCTGCTTGGGGCCGTCCTGCATTTCGCCCAAGATGCGCTCGGAGAAGCTGCGACGAAGGTTACGCTTGTAAGCGTCGGTCACTGCGTCAACGATCTGGTTGTTCCGCTCCATCGTAGCCAGCCAAGGGTTGAAGTCGATCTTGGCGATGACCCACTTGTACTCCAGATCGGAGTCGGTAGGTACGTTGACCTCGGGGTCAACTCGTGAGACCGTAGCCACCTTGGCGTCGTACTTGTCCACAGCCTCCTTGGTGTCATTCATCGAGTCGAACTTGAGCCGTGCAGCGCGGGTCTGACCGATGACGGGGACAACAACAGCGTCCCCGACCTTCAAGCCAACAATATTCGTCACGTAGGTGTACTCGTGACCCATTCCGCCGATTTGGACGTGGACAGAGTAGGCACTGTCGTCCAAGAAGGCTGCGATATTCTTTTCCATGATATTTCCTTTGAGCCCCCGCAGGGGCGTTGATTTGTTACTCGGCTGCGCTTTCCAGCGCGTTGATGACTTCGTCGAGGTTGCCGACGACAGGGCCAACGTCCACCTCGTCCTCGTTCAGATTGTCGATGGCCAGGTCGAGGTAGCTCTCTGCGTTGTCCAACTCATCGATGGCGCTCTGGGCGGCATCGCCCTTGTCCCCGCTCTGGAGCCCTTCTGGCATGTTGTCAAGGTACTCCTGCTCCTCATCGCGGAGGTCGGACACCTTGTCCTTGAGAGGGCGCAGGACTTCGGCCTGAGCTACGGCATCACAGTCCTCGTCGCCTTCAATGAGGTCTCTGATCTTCTCAATCTTGTACTTGATCGCCTCGATGGCGGTACGACGTGCTTTGTTCATTACATTCTCCTAAAGTGTGGCCCCGTAGGGCCGGTTGGGTTAAGCAGATACAGTAGCCAACACGACCAGGTGAAGTCGGTCGGGGTCAGAGTCGCAGCATATGGGGAGCAGACGGTTGTAGTCCTCGTCGCTGTGCCGTCCTTCGCGGACAACTTCTGTCCACTTCACCTTGTCGCTCTCGTGGAAGATGCTGCGGAACTTCCCCAGCACTTCGTCATCTGTAGCGTCCTTGGCGCAGCAGGACAGACCTACGTTGAAGAGCTTGAGCCGAGGAGTTAGTTGAAGAAGAACCCCCATGTGGGGAGTCACCAACTCTACCCGGTCGGGCTTGTCGCCCCCACCCCCTCCTGGGGCTCCGTTGTTGTCAAGAAACATTTTCATTCTCCAGTAGTTGCGGGGGCTTCGTCGGCGCACTCGATCTTGTAGATCGGCTGCGGCTCTTGGGGGTCGGTATAGCCCACCACGACCCGTTTGCACGTCTCACTCTCCTCCTTGGCGGTGAGGGAAATACGGATGTAGACGTTACAGCTGAAGTATTTGCCCCCGTACTCGGCCGTGTGTACGTCCGCAAAGGTGTAGCACACTACCTTGGTAAGGTGGGAGGCTACATCCTCAGCTGAGGTACGAGTGGGGCCGAGGTATTCGAACAAGTTCAGCAAAGACTCGATCTTGTCGGTCTTGAACCCCTCCAGCTGGTTGATCTCCAAGAATAAATACATCGTACCGCTGGCGGTAGACGTAAATGCGTTGGCGGTATCCGGGAGAGCTTCGCAGATGGCTGCGATAGGCTCCAAGAACTTGTTGACTTTCCCGGTCTTGAGGTAGGCATTCATCGTCATTGCCTGACCTCGCATGTACTCGGCTGAGGAGCTGAGTGATTTGGCCAATTTGGCGATTCGTTCGTTTCTCATATAGTTTCCTTGTTACGTTGAGTTAACCACCGAAAAGCTCGGCGGCTGAATCTATTATAGGGGTTTCAACGAGACCAGGGAAGATATTTCGTATGAGTTGAATAACTATACGTATGAGTTGTATTTGAATCGCTTGGACCAGGCTAAACCCCTAGCGTATGGGCCCGGTAGACGCCTATAATAGAGGCTCGCCGTGGCAGGCGCGTATCTTGTAGCATGTACCAAAGAAAAACCCCCTGAAAGCGTGAACTCTCAGGGGGCTGAAGTGGGTCGAGTTTGGCAACTGCTATCCCGATAGTGGAAACACCCAGCGGTATTATAACGCCGATCCGACCCGCAGTCTATAACTATTTTCTACTGCGAGGTGACGATGACTGTCCTTGACACAAGTTTATCCCTGAGGGATAAATACTTGGAAGATCACGGACTGGCGATAGGAGACTTTGGTCTCAATTTCCAGTACCCACCGATACCCCCAACCAATTGGGAGTGGTATCGGGAGCACAAGATGAACAGCAAGCTTGTGTTTAATAGGGTGGGGTTCTTCCTGCTCTATCTCAACCCCCAAGGTGATGTATACCTACAAGACGACGTACCCTATGGAGTTGTTCGATTCGTAAGTGAGCCTTCACGAGTGCCTGAGGACTTCGTACCGCCCAAGGTGATAGCCCAATGGGGTAGGCGTAGTGAGATACACTTTGAGCCGATGCTAGACGGTCGCTCGTGGGAGTCTCTTGAGCCGGGCACTAAGGTCATACACTGCGAGTCCTTGATCAAGGCGAAGGCGATACACAAGGCCACCGGCTATCCTTGTATCGGCTACAACGGAGTTAATGGGTATAGCTCCGCTAAGCAAGGTATCGAGCTGATCCATATGTTCAGCGGGTTCGCCTTTAACCAAATGGACAACGTTATCCTGTTCGATAGCGATGTCCATACGAACCCAAAGGTAATCGCCGCGCGCGAGAGCTTGTCGCATAAGTTGAGGCACATTATGATGTGCGACAAGGTATCGTGGGTAGATTTACCGCAAAAGGTTGACCCTACTGGGGAGCACCCTCCCCGTAACTGGGGCCCAGACGACTTCCTCATAGCCAAAGGCAAAGACGCGGTAATGGAGTTGATCGCGGGAGCCAAGCCTTATGAGGACGAGGAGTATGCGGAACTGGTCGAGGATATGAACGACCGTTTGAGGTGGGTAACTGATCAAAACGCCTGCTACGACCGCAAGCGTAGGACGCTGATAAAGTACACGGACGCGGGTATGTCGTTCCGTAACGTGAACCGAGTCGTACCGTATGGGAAGAGCAAACGCACGGTCTACGGTGCTGACGTCTGGCTTGCTAGCCGTCATCGCAAGGACGTTGACTCCATTGGCTATCGCTATATGGGCCCTGAGTTCTTTGAGCGCGGGGAGGAGTTGGTAGCCAACGAGTATCTGCCCGATGGGGCCAAAGTTGGCGATAAGGCGTTGGGAGCCGACTCGTTGGTTATGGATATGCTTACCCGTTTGTTCAAGAGCGATGATCTGGAGCTGATGAGATCGTACCTCAAGTTTCTCAAGTACAGCGGGGACAAACCCACTAGCTACTGCGTCTTGTGGTCTACGATGCGCGGAGTCGGCAAGGGTTGGTTCACCGATTTGGCCAAGGCGCTGATTGGACGTAGACACGTTGGGGTAGCCACCGCTGACTCGCTGGCCGAGAAGTTTAATCTCCATACGATTAACGTGAGATTGCTAATCGCCCACGAGTTCAAAGCCTCGTCGCGTGCGAACAAAGACTTGGCGTTGAACTATCTGAAGACCTACGTTGGTGATAGCACGATACCCGTAAGGGCTATGAATCGCAACGTGTATTCTGCTGAGGTCTCTGCGGGGCTTATTATTACGGTGAACGATAAGACTGAGATGCCCTCCGACGGTCTTGGTGATAGGCGACAGTGGTATATCGAAGGTGGGGCAGGACTGAGGGAGCGAGGCGTTGAGGTGTGGGAGCCAGAGGATGCTAAGTGGGAGCAAGTCTGGAAGGCAATAGGCGATGAGGAGACAATGGCCGAGGTAGCCAAGTGGGTCGAAGGTGGGGCCGACATTGATTTCAAATCGTGGAAGCCACCGATGACGGAGCAACGTATGGAAGACCTCATCGAAGGTATGAGCTCGGTCGTACAGATCGCCCATGAGGTTCTTCAGGATATGAGAGAGGTTGGTGTCGTAGTTATGACTAGCAAGGCGATACGACAGCTTATGATTCAAAAGATGGAGGGCCAAGAGGTTTACGTGGTAGGCAAGGCTTTTGGGAAAGCACTACGGGAGGCCGGCTGGTGGTCGGATAAGGTGTACGAGCGGACAACAGAGGATCGCAGTACGCCTTGGTTTACCCGCCCGGTTACGTTGAGGGAAATATCCGGCAGTGAGATACCATCGCGGATTCGCAGAGATTCAGCGCTGATTGCTGGTAAGTTCTAGTTGCGGGGGGATTCTCCCGATTCTCCCCAAATTCACCCCGGAGGTAAGTCCTTGATTTTAAAGGATTTGGGGGTGATCCGGGAGAAACGGGAGTAAATTCTGTATCTGATATACGATCCCGCGCCCGCGCCCGCTAACTTTGTGTAAATGGGATATAAGTTCTCCTTTTTCTCCCGGTTCTCCCCAAAAAGTGTGCTGGACCCCGCAACATCACAGTGGTGTAGCCCTAAAACAGCCCTGTTTCGCCACATGCAGCGCAGGTCCGCGTTTTCTAGCCTAGGTGTGTTGTACCCCATTCAACCATCCCATTGAATCGCCTGAGAGCAGCCACCTCTGACTGACCTGGGCTGTATACATGCTGTGCTTCCTGGTGTGATGTGCTGCCTGGTGTGCTTGGTGTGCTTGGTGTGCTTGGTGTGCCTGGTGTGCTGCGCTGCCTGCTGTGCGGCAGGCGCTATCTTTTTAGGAGCTATATAGAAATATGCGCGCGCCCGCGCAGGCGCGCCCGCGTATACGCTAGTCAGGCTCGGCAGTCTATAGGGGTTTTCCCCTAGCTGTTTTAGAGTCCTGCCCCTAGAATAATCAGCCCTAACACCCGTTTTGGCGATATAATTACCTCAGGCCCGGAAATTTCTCCTGGTCTGTAACAAGTAACTTAGGAACATATCATGTCATATCGCCTCATCACCAAAGCATCCCTGACCATCGCCCCAATCGCGGGCGAGCCGATCGGCGGTGAAGTGACCCTCCGCGCCTACACCGCGCCGAAGTCACCGGCCAAGGGCCAGATCGATGTCGACGGCAACGCAACCGACTATCGCCGCACCGGCGGCAAGGGGCGCGGGCTCATTTCGCATACGTATCTCTACGTCAACTACAAGTCGGAGTCGGCTTTCTTTGAAATCACGGACGCGCAGGCAGCTGCGCTCTCCGCAGGGGGCAAGGCAACGCTCGTGACCCTGACCGCAGAGGCACCAGCAGCCGAAGCGCCGAAGGCCGCAGAAGAGCCGAAGGCAGAGCAGCCCGCAGCGCCCGCGAAGAAGGCACCGCGTAGGGCCAAGGCAACAGCCGCCGCATAACGCGCCCTGCGTCGCGCTCAGCCCCCTCACGGGGGCTTTTTCGCACCCAGGCATGCAGGCTGGGGGGTGACCGACCAGGGCATGCACATGGTTGTTGTGCTCCGAGCGAAGCGAGGCTTGATAACTGAATGGTGCTAGTTGCTTTGGTGGTGGCTATGCTACGGTATTTATGGCTGCTATACCTGTCTGGTGTTGAGTATTTGAACTGTGGTTTGAATGAGGCGGGGCGGGGGGTCGAAAAGAGATGCTGGCACCTGAGTGCGACCTGGCACTAAAAACACACATCATAGCTACTGACTGCACTGCAGCTATCAGACTAAGGGTTTACCCTAGTAAGAATGAGCGAAAACCAGGTTATAATCGCCCGGTATGGCAAAACTCCCATCCCTCCCTCGTGAAACTGACGACCTCGATGCCGTCACAGAGGAGAATATGCAGCGATTTTACACCGCTGCTATGGCTAACGGCACCACCGGGTCTGAGCAGTTGGATTTGCTGCTCCAGAAGGGGTTGTACGGAGAGAAAACTCCAAAGGCCCTAAGAAGCCAAAAGGCTGCTGATGCCTTCCAATCAGCCTTCGATCTGATTGGGGGAGTTCCCCGGTTGGCCCTTTGGGCAGACAAGAACCCATCGGCCTTCTTTGCCCTGTACTCCAAGCTGATCCCATCCACCGTACAGGCCCAGGTCAACGCAACGATCCGCGTTGAGGCTCCATGGATGAACCCCAACCGCCTGTCCTACGCAAATCCCACACAAATTATTGATGTGGACCCCCCAGAGCCCAAGGCGGACTGATGGCTCAACTGGTCTATACGCCCAGGGAGCAGTTCATAGGCTTCCACAATCGCGTTCAGCGGTGGGCCAGCATGAACACCCACAGGCGGGCGGGGAAAACGGTGGCGTTGGCGAACGATCTGATATATGGAGCCCTACAGTGCCAGCTCCGCAAACCGCAGCTGGCCTATATTGGCCCCACATTTACCCAGGCAAAGCGGATCGCATGGACCTACCTCAAGGACTATGCCGAGCCGTACCTGGCCAAGCCCCCTCAGGAAAGCGAACTGAAGCTGACCCTCAAGAACGAGGCAACAATTCACGTACTTGGAGCCGACAATGCCGATGCATTACGTGGTATGTACCTTGACGGAACGGTCAATGACGAGTACGCCATGTTTCGGCCAAGCGTCTTCAGTCAAGTTATCCGACCTGCGCTGTCCGATCGCAACGGGTGGTCGGTGTTTGCGTCAACACCCCGAGGCAAAAACCTGTTCTATGACGTTCATCGGGGAGCTGAGGGGAACCCCCGAGAATGGTACTCCCTCACCCTCAAGGCCAGCACGAGCGGAATTATCCCACTACAGGAGCTTGAGGCGCTGAGACGTGAGATGGACCCAGAGGAGTTCGCGCAGGAGTATGAATGCTCCTTTGACGCAGCTCTCAAGGGTGCCATTTATGCGTCAGAGGTGGACCTGCTCTTCGCAGAGGGGCGTTTCCGCCCATCGGACCAACCATCGCTTTTCAACCCTGATTGGGCTACGTATGTCGTATATGACCTCGGGTTCACAGATGCAACTGTTTCCATCTGGTGGCAGGTTAACCCACGGACGGGTGAACGGGTTATCGTTCGATGCGAGGCAACCACTGGCGTTGATATCTTCCACCACATTGCCGAGCTGCACAACTTCCCAGGCGAGATTGGAGACGTGTGGCTCCCCCATGACGCCAGAGCAAAGAATCTACAAACAGGCAAGTCTGTGGTAGAGCAGTTCCTCAGCGAGGGCATCCGACCACGCATTGTCCCCTCTCACAAGGTGCGCGACGGCATCAGCGCAGCACGGAAAGTCTGGCCCAGCGTTACCATTGAGGAAGCCGGCACAGGGGAGCTCATCGAAGCAGCCAAAGGCTACCGGCGTGAGTGGAACGAAGACCTGGCCATGTTCTCCGACCGACCTGTCCACGACTGGTGCTCCAACTACATGGACGCCTTCCGCTACTTTGCTATTGTGACTGGTTCCCCAGACTATATCCAGCTCAGCGCTGCACCGTCCAACCCAGACAAGGACTACAACCTTGAGACCCTCTTCCAAGACCACCAAGACCGCCTGCGCGGCACCTCACGAAGGATAGCATAATGGCTGACAAATCAGAAACTCCGCAAGAACGGTGGAAGAATGAGATTGATCAGGCTGAGAAAGAGCTTGAGCAGTTCCACAAACGCGCAGAGGTAGTGAACAAGCGATTCCTGGACGAGCGGGACTCGATCACTCAGGACCACAAGTGGTTCAATATCTTTTACGCCAACACGAACATCTTGGAGTCTGCGCTGTATAGCCAGATTCCCAAGCCGACCGTTGCGCGCCGGTTCAAGGATTATGAGGACGAGGTTGCGCGGGTAGCGGGAATCATCCTGCAGCGTAACATTACGCAGGACCTGGACGACCCCAACGACACGTTCGACGCCATGATGCGGCATGCCGTACAGGATCGTTTGGTCCCCGGTTTGGCCCAGGCTTGGCTTCGTCTTGAGACGGACACAGAAGTTATTAAAGATGTTTCCCCACCTCCAGAACCGGGCATGGAGGTCGGGGAGTCGGACGAGAATG